AATAATTTTCTCATGATTAGGCTATTTTTTTAATTAAAAAATGTGAAGTAGAAATTGAAGTACCACGGGTTAGCTTCGTTGCCGGAAATGGCGTAGCTGAAGAAAGGTAGCTCTTTTTCTTATTGGCGTTAAAAACCCAAAAATTTAATGGACTAAAACCCCGAGATCTTTTCTCAAAATATTTTCTATTGCGGCTGAGCATTCTGTATAGTAGTTATTATGACGTTTCGAAACCCTTTCGTTTCCGATTGGCGAAGCTGATATAATAGTTCCTGGAAGGTATCACACTGAACAGTATTGCTATTCCAAACCTTTTCAAAATCAGGGTTGAGGTATTCGTAGTAAATTATATAGCAGTGCTGCATAAACATTGAGTGCTTTTAATGTGAGTAAATAACCATCCTTTTTTTCGTTTAATACCGGCCTTAGACAGATCTTTCCAACGAATTAATAAAGTATCATGATTAACCTGATTAAATCCGCAAATGCATTCAAAATGTACCTGAACGCTCTTTGGAGTTATTCTCATTTTTATATGAATTTACAAATCCTAAAATAAAATTAACCTTTGTTTGATGTGTTGGATTACCAAAAGAAGCTACAGGGTAAAAGATGTATTTATTTTTCCAAATACTCTTATTTGATCCACCTGATTCATTCCCTAATTTATAGGATGAACTATCCAAAATCGGTTTATCAATCAAAAAATCAATACCGTACTTTTCATTGAATTGGTGGATAGTGCCCCCTTGCTGAGAGTGAATCTCACACAATATCTGCAGTGTTGTCTTCATTTTCAAAAAGAAATTCAGGTAAAAGAAAATAGTTTTCGTCAGTTACTTCAGTGATAACCCCATGGGCTATATCATGCCATTGCCCGGACTCGATGAATAGAGATGCGCGGGCTTTGTCAAAGGCTTGCCTTTCGTCCTTTGCTATCAACATACAGGAATGAGTTAGTTCCTGCTTTTTGATCGAATAGTAAAGTGTGATTTCGTAGAACATGGAAATTATGACTTAAAGATTGATCTACAAAGCGCCAAAGCCTCTTTTGAGTCTATGGCCGTGCTAATATGTTCGGCCCATTGTTCAGCTTCTTTGCCCTTCAAATATTTTCCTTTCCCTCCCTTAGAGATACACAGAAATGGGCCGTTGTGTGCTTGCTTACCTACCAATTCAGCCGTATATCCGAAGCCGTTATATATTATACCTTCCATATAGTTTGCGCGTTGAAATGATTATGACAGTTTTTAAAACAAGCGGGGCGGAAAACTATCAGATAAACCGCACCCGCTTTACCTTCCTAAACAGGAAGGAATTTTTATAGCCAATTTTGATCTAAAGAATATCCCCCATCCTTATCAAATCCTGATTTGTCACCATTACGGCCAAACTTGCCTTTTGGAAGTTTAAAGCCGTCAGGGTATAATTTACGACCAAGATTGTAAACCAGAGCGAAGCCCATATCCATACCGCACCCGCCAATTTTGATAGCACCTTGATGCTTATCGTCTCTTTTATAATCCAACGCATTAGCAACGTACCAATCGAGAGACTGGATACCGTCTTTAGTTGATATTAAAACGGAGATTGACCTACTCATACCGCTGGATGAAACATGGCGACAAATAGTATAAACTTTTGCGCCTGGCTTCAATGTCTTGCGTAGATATGCGATTGCCTCTTTTTGGTTTTCTTGTTTTTCGATTGTAGTGCTCATAATTGATAGTTTTTAAATAGATAGACAGATTTTAGATTGAAAGAAGTTGGTCAGCATTAACCCCGCCCGATACCTTCCAAGCGAAGTAAACAATTCCAGCAAGCAAAACGATTGCTATTGTGTACGAAACCGCTACTGCGATTTTAAAAGAAAGTGTGTTTTGTGTTTTCATGTTATTGATAGTTTTTGGTGAGTGACTTATTAAAGAATGATCATTGAAACAACGTTGTACGCTGCGATAACCAGGGCGAAGATTGCGATTACTTTTTTCATGACTTTGATAGTTTTTGTTTTAATTCTTTCGACAGTTCAAAGGTACTATTTTCTTTTTAAAACGCAAATAGAAGTCAACAAGTTTCGAAAATATCTTCAATTATTTTTTACAGGCACCCTTAAACATAATCACTCCATAATATACATAATAGAGTCGAACACAGCCGTTTACAAACGCATTCCCATTTTATAAAACAGTCTCTTTATTGGAATTCAGTACCAATTATGGAAAGCCTCCAAAAAGCACCCTATTCTCAAAAATGGAAATCCATATCCAATGAATAACTACAAGGGCACACCCCCACCCCGGGGGTAAAATGGACACTCAATTTTTTTTGCCAATAAAAAAGTCCTGCATCATTTCTAATACAGGACTTCAAAAAAAACGTAGTGGTTGTTAGTGGTGCTTTACAATGCGTATCTGCACCGATTGTGAGTAGTGGTGCTCTGATCCGTCCGGGAACATTAAAGTAGTTCCCTTAGCTTCTGTGAAAGCCTGCGTGCAGTTATAGAAGACTTTCTGATTACATCCATCATGGATAGTCACTGTGTATTGTGGATTACCTGGTACAATGAATGAAGTTGAGATGGCTATAATCAAAAGTAGAAGTATTATAATCAGGGCTATTGAGTCCTTCCGTGAATCTGCGATTTTGTCCTTGAATTTTGCCATTGTCTTTTTCAGTTATTCGATTTTGCGTGGGAATTCTCTTACTCTTAAATGCTCTGGCTACTCATTGATGTCCCCACCGTGTCTATCCTTCAGCTTCAACTTCTTTGCGGTAATGGTTTAAGTGTGGAGTCTGCCGGTTACCGATATGACATTATTATCTCAGCATCTCAGTAATTAATAAGCATATATAAACCGTCCAGATGATAAAAATCATGATATTATTAAATTGGCAGTTTTTTATTTTAGTCATATCGGTATTTGTTTCATTTAAATACAAAAAAACCTATGGACGATAAAGACCCACGTTTCAGGGTTGATACCTATTCGGATAACGCCCGATCAAAAGCTTCCTTATTAATGTATCTATCCATAGGTAAACTAAGAAAGGGCATTAAATCCTTCTTTAGTTTTTAATCACCCCGTCTGGGCAATGTTTTTAAAAAAGAGCCTGGACATATTCTAAACTTATTTTTCCACCCCATGGTTAATTTATTTAAAATTACTAAGACTCTTTTTAGTGTTGATGTCAGGATTCGAACCTGAATGAGAGTTGTTCTATGCGTTCTTACAGGTGGCATCGACTACAAGTACCTCTCTTAAATGTCTGTTTCTTGAAGATCATACTTCTCAGCGTCTACCAATTCCGCCACATCAACTTTATCACTATTGAGTAATATTCGTCTCAAACTTCCGTTCAATCGCGAACATCAAAGGAAGCTGGCCATCATACTTCACTTCGTAATTACCTCCCAGGTACAAGAAGGCTTCCTCAACAATGTCTTCAATCAACACAGACATCTCTTCCGCTCTGTGGTAGCGATCTTCAGCTTCCTTTTCTGGATACATCGTAACCTGCGGCACGTCAAACTCAATTACCTTGCCTGTGGGACATTCTTTTGCCAAGGTCATAACTACCCGGCTTTGTCTCAAAGTCATGTCTCCAGCAATAGAAATAGCCGAAACAGTCCAATCTCCAATATGCTTTGAGCTCACTTCGATATCACAAAGCTCAAGCGCGTATTTTCGCAACTTCTTCATACTATCAGAAAGCGTCTTGTGTGGCCTGTGCGAACCTTTAACCAAGTATTGATTCTTGATCTTTTTTTCCTCATCCATGCCTTCAGATTCCTCCGCTGCAGTGTGGGTTGTCTGGATGTCTACAAAGCCGATGGTGACCTTATTCAAGTCTGCACTGAGCTTCAGTTTTGATAGCTGCTTGTCTGTAAGCGTACTCATTTATTTTTGGTTTAATTGTGACTCGATATTATTCCAGAATTTAAATTCCAGTTCTGACTTAGCCCAATCGAACAAGCCAGCAAGTTTTGAATTTTCCTGGGCACGAAGCTTCACATCCAAGATATTGATTTTGCCCTGCTTTACCCGGCCCTCTATTTCAGCAATCGCTTTTTCCTTATCCTCTTCAGATATCGATTTGCACGATTGGATATCATCTATCACATCCTCATAAGTGTAGCGAGGTGGAGTATCCAGCCCGAGTTTCTTCTTTTCAGTGTTAGTCATTAGTTTTTTGTTTTAAGATTAATTGTTTTTGATGTTGAAATTTGCTCTAAGGCTTACAGAAGCAACATCCCTGAGCTTTATCAACGACTCCAATACCCGATCAATGTCATACCTGTTGGCCGGAGACATAATTGAGTATATAGCATCTTTACCACTTTCATAAGCATCAGAAACTTCTTTCAGTTTCTTATCAAATTCTTCTTCAGGATTAATAGCATTCTTAGCCATTTTTTTATTTTTAGATTATAAACTTATTGAATTGCCTTGGTAATCGAAAACTCTACCCGGGGATTATCTTTATCCACATGCCTACGAATGAGCAGCTGATTCGTCTTATTGTCGTTTTTGATTGCATTGGCCTTCTGAAGACAATCCAGAACCATTTTAAGCGATCCATCCAGGTCAGCCCTACGCGAAGGGTAGTACACATCCATCTCGAAATTGAAATCACAGTCGATGTTAGCATTGCGGTATTTCCTGCACTGAAGAATGAAAGCGTTTTCGTAAGCCTTAGCCTCTTTTGTTTTTGCCAGGCTGGAGAATCCTTTTTTAGAAGGATCTTTAGATTTAATGGTCACAATCCGATAGCTATTGCTTTTACTGGGCACCACCCCTTTAATTACCTCCATTACTCCATAACCATTGAACTCAGGAAGTTTAATATCATTACCCACAAGCATTGGATGATCCGGACTGATAACAATCCTTTTCCCACCTGATTGAGGGAATTTATCTTGATCGTAGAATGCGCTGTTATCTCCCATAATTATACGTATTCAACATTTTCAATCAACGGAAGACCTCTCATAACCGAGTAGCAGTTGGCCGTAGCCAGCACATCTCCAGCATTATACTGACCGATCAGTTTTAAAGCCTCTTCCTCTTTAACAAAAGGAAGTACACCTTCTTCAGGAAGGAAACTATCGTAATAAATCTTCGACACAGAAGTTCCTTCAATAACCTTCTTTGGAGATGGTATTCCAAGCACGCCGCAAAGAAGTTCCAGTGATACTCTGTAATTAAATGCTGACCCTCCCCACATAGACATCGTATCTTCCAAATTCATTTCCCATGGCTTTTTGCCGTAAGAATCCAACACTGATGGAATTGGCAATTTGTTTACGATCATCCTGCGCATCAAGTAAGGGAAGTCAAATTCTTTAGAGTTATGGCCGCACAAACAACCTACTTTATTGAAGATGTCCGATGCCTCTACCAGTATTTTTAATTCATCCCGGCCGGAGATGGTTTTAATTCGGAAGGAATCCTTATTCATCTTACCGATGGATATGGATACGATCTTACCAAACTCAGCACTAAGTGACCCATGCTTATAATAATTATTATAAAGAGACTCTTCAACACCAATAAGACCATCCTCTGTCATGCTTAGGATATCCTTCATGAATCTCTTTATGAATAATCCGCCTTCACCTTTAACGGAACTGATGTCATAATTAACTCCCTTGAACATCTTATCAGGATCATTCTGAGGTACAGTTTCAATATCTACGAAAGTGATTCTGTCTATTGTCATGGTTCTAATCTTTTAAGTAAAGCATCTGAAATACTGGCTGCATTTGCAGAAATAGTCTCTTTGTAAGTAACTGCATCATGACCATGTGCGCTAAAAGAAACAATAAGTCCATGCATTGCGTGACAAGCAAAATAATCTCGCTTAGTCATACCTTGAACTGTATTTTGTAACAATGATTCTTCCCTTAAGCCTTTTGCAGTCTTTACAAAATCAGGCTCTTCATCGTAGACATTTCGCTCATCCATCCCATAACCTATAGTATCATACTTATGGTCTTCCCACCAAAGCAATACTAAATCAATTAATTTATCCATGATTACAATCCCTCCGATTTACTGTTGATGAATGAAACTACCTTAGCAAGCAATGCTTTAGCATCCTCCACGATCTTCTTTGCTTCATCACTTGAAACCGGAAGGAACTGAATAGCTACAATCTGAGCAGCCGCAGCAATAAGTTTTACTTTATCGGGAGCATTACGCGCCTTCCTTTCTTCAGCTAACTTCTTCTTCTTCGCAGCTTCTTCTTCAGCTTGCTTGGCAGCGGCCTCTTCTTCCAATCTCTTTCGCTCAGCACGCTCTTTCTTCAACTGCTCTTCCTTTCTTTTATTAGCCGTCTCTTCTTTCTCTCTTCGCTTAGTAAGCTCACTACTTATAGCCAAACATTTTTCAGCAAAAGAATCATCAGAATCGTTTTTTATTTCAAACAATGAAATACTGAGATCATCCTTTATGTAAGATTGACTTACCTCATTCCATATCATACCAAATGGAGTAATCAATCTTACGCGAGCTTCCAACTTTGATCTATCAGCTTTCAATCGCTCATTTTCTTCCCTCACTTTTCTATCTTCTTCCTCACGCTTCCGATCAGTCTCAGCCTTCACACGCGCTTCTTCCGCAGCAGCTTCTTCCTTTTCTTTCTTTGCAGCTTTAGCACCCGCCAGAAGAGATTCAAACACACTCTGGTTCATATCTCCCAATTGCATATGCTGAGTTTCACTACCGAAATAAGGATGCAGCAGTTTCGTGCGTTCATCGCGAAGAGCGATCTTTCTTTTCTCTTCTTGAACTTCAGCAAATTCTTCCTTCTCTTTCAACACAGCTTCAATAGGCTCAATCATTCCTACTAACTCACGCTTGATTTTATCAAGCATTTGTCCGGTCTTCAGAGACTCTTCTTTCAACTCCTTATGCTTTGCCTCGGCTCCTGTTCTGATCTTTCTAAGAGCAAGCCTTGCAGCCTTAGCCGCTGCCATTTCAGCAACCTGCGACTCATCAGTAACACTAATGGCTTTAGCCTTCTCCATCCAATCAGCAGCTTGCTCTCGGAATGGGAGAAAATAGGATTCCATTACAGCCACCATATCGGTTGACTGAGGGACAACTTTTAATTCATCTGACATTTTGGTAACTATTTAATTAAGGATTCGAACTCTTCAATCCACTCAAGAACAATTTTAGAAACACTGTTCGTTTCAGGCGTGTCGCCTGGTTTAATACCAAGGAAGAACCGCTCAATAGGACGGCCTGAATCACGTAAATCATAAACTCGCTTCTTAACCTCTGCGTTTTCTGTTTTTTCCAAAGTGCCACACAAACACGCACACTCACCTTCATAAGTGGAACCATCAACCTTACCATCTATGATTGATTTTTTAAGATTACCAATCTCTGATTTAGCATTGAGCAATAAAGCAAACAGATCGTGCTTTATTTCTCTCAAGTATGCGCCTCTCAAGTATGCGCCTCTCAAGTCTGCGCCTGTCAAGTCTGCGTCTCTCAAGTATGCGCCTTTCAAGTCTGCGCCTCTCAAGTCTGCGCCTGTCAAGTCTGCGTCTCTCAAGTCTGCGTCTCTCAAGTCTGCGTCTCTCAAGTCTGCGCCTCTCAAGTCTGCGCCTGTCAAGTCTGCGCCTGTCAAGTCTGCGTCTCTCAAGTATGCGCCTCTCAAGTCTGCGCCTCTCAAGTCTGCGCCTCTCAAGTATGCGCCTGTCAAGTCTGCGCCTGTCAAGTATTTCTTAAGACGAACCGCTTCTATTAAAGTTTTAGCGATAGTGTTCCCCTCTACATCATATTCAAAAAGAATACTTCCAAGAATGGTTTTGATTTCAATTTTCATGTTTGGTAATTGGTAAACGTTATTAATTGGGACTACTTTATAATTCTGAGATACATAGGTAGCTATTCGTATTTTAAAAAACAAATAGTTTTAAATTATTTCTTCACTAACCTGATTTCTTGGCAATGAATACCCTTTTTCTATTGCCCAGGCAGAATGCTCAGTGATGTACACATGGTGCTCATGGCAAACCGGAAACCATAAAGGAACATACAATAGTAATCTTCCCTCCCTTCCTTTTTTGTGGTGACATTCTTCACATGGTCTATCACACCCATCAACACCACAAGTCTTTCCTTCTTTCCATGGGCCTACAAGTTTATTATAAACTCTTTCCTCAGCAGCACGGGATGATGATCTACGCTTAATTTTCTTCTCTGATTTTTTTAAAGTATAAATTTTCTTCTCTTTTCCTTTATTTCGATCACGCTTTCGAAGAAGCGCATTGTGACTTGCACAGTATTCAGTATTACCCTCTACGTAACAGTCACAAGTTTCATCATCTTCACTCCACTTACAAAATCTTACCATCCTGAGAAAGTTCTATTATACTCTGATTCCACATTTAACCACTGCATATACGTGGCATCTTCCTTCCTCGGTATGATTACTTCAGGGAACTCATCTCTTCCCCACTGAGCCTGCTGATTGATCAAAGCAGCCATCTCTGTAGTATCACAATCAGCACTGGATTTATAATGCTTTGTTGTCTTCCCGCGCTTATCGGTGAACAAGTCATAGAATCCAATTTTGTCATAGAATTCCCGCTTTATCTCATCGATGTAATGACCTGTGTGAGTAGCGTAGATATGCCATACCATGTGGTAGTAGCGGTTTGCTGATAATGAGCGGATGTTTTTCTTCTTCTTAATCGAAATTATGTAATCACCATCTGGCAATTCAAGTAGCTGCCTACCTACAGACCTGTGATTCTGTTCACCTTGTGGGGTTCCTTGTTGCCTGGTGTAAAGAATGTGTTTCATCCCACCACACCCTTAAACCCATACTCGAACGTAAGCACCCCTCCAATAGCAAAGCACAGCTTAAACCAGAACCACGGCCAGGCACCCAGACTACTCTTCATTTTCTTATCCAACCACGAATCTTCCCCAAGATAGAAGTATGACCTGCCACGCGCTATATTCAATCCCAGATCAAACAAAAACCAGAACGTAAGCGACATCATCACTGGCAATGCCAAATATCTATCCACCGGAATAGGAAGGGCCAGGGGTATAAACGCCCAGAAGGCAAATCCAACAATTATTCGTAGCAGGGTAGCTCCCTTGTGATTGATACGAATCTTCTTCTTTTCAATCTTGTACCAGTTCCTCCATACCTCTAAGGCAATGAGGGTAAACCAAATTAAGTATATCATAGTTTTTAAATTAATCCGTGTTTTTTACTGAGGACATTCCATGCAAGTTCCGCTGCATCGGCATAGACGGAGTTTCCAAGTGCACGAAGAAAATCTTCTCTGAATCGGTACCCATGAGCTGTGCAACCCAATGGGGGTTCAAGCGTTTCTTCAGCATACGAAATTGTTCGGGGTCGTTCCCATTCGTGCTGAACTTGTCTGGGTCGTGCAACTGATCTTTTCTGTCTTTCGATTTCTTCTCCCTCGTTGTCTCTCCTACTATTGCTGGATGATTGCTCAATCCCTTCTGACCGTAGTTGGCCTGATTTGAAATCTTCCCTGCTTCCGCAGTGGTCGGAGTCGGCCAAGCCGGTATTGTTACTACCGTTTGTAAATCCTGTCCTCCGTTCCCGTGTATTCCCGGGCTGTTGGCTGAGTTGCTCTTTGGAGTGGGCCAATTCTTCACAACTGCATGTCCCAACGACACGCTGTGCATACTCCCCTCTTTCTGTTGAGTTGACTTTAAATTTGCAGTTACAACATCCGAACTTGTAGGTGTAGGCCAGTTCCTTTCTGATTGCCATGATAAAAACTCTTTCTCTCTTATGGCTTGCGCCTGTTTCCTCCGCGCTGAATATTCCCCAACGCACTCGGTAACCCATTCCTTCCAGCAAAGCAATGACTTCTCTGAGTCCGAGAGTGATGTGGCCACGGACGTTTTCGAAGAAGCAGATGTCGGGCCGAACAACGTCAACTGCTTTGGCAATGTATGGGAATAGATGTCTGGGGTCTTCTTCGCCATTTCTTTTACCGGCATTGGAAAATGGTTGACAAGGGTATCCGCCAGTGAGGACGTGTATTTTTCCACGAAAAGGTGTTGGGTCGAAGGTTTTAATATTCGACCAAATTGGAGCCGGAGCCACCAAACCTGCTTCCATTTCCGCAACCAGATTTTCGATGACAAAAGCTTCGATCTCCACATGGCAGACTGTTCGTAAATTTGGGACAACTCTTTCAAGTCCTCTTTCGATTCCCCGAATGCCGGAGCAGAAGGATAAGCAGTTAATAGTTGTTTTGGTAGTATCCACATTTTATTTATTCAAATCGTTTCCAATTATTATCTCTTCTTACAAAAAGCAATTTCAATTTAATCAATCGCTCGGTTTCTTTCTTAAAAACTAACTTCTCCCATTCCTCCACAAAATCACTAAGATTAAGAATGCAAGTGGAGTAGCTGCCGTCATTGTTCTTCTTGTAGAAATATCCCTCACGCATCTCTATCCACTTGGTGATGAGCTTTAGCTTTGATTCTTCTATGGTTAATCCGATCATGATTTATTAATAATCACCGGCCCGAAAATTCCATTTAATACCGACATACCATTTCCAAAAATGGAAGGTCAACATTTTTCCGTACATAAATTCTTTCCGATAAGTTACATAAGAAATTGTTGGGATAATGAATCCAACCAGATCAGCATTTGACGATGGGACTTCCCCTCCTTCAAAGGCAATGATCTTAAATTTGCGATAATTCCAGTTTTTCATAATTGTGTTTTAAAATGGTAATTCTTGATCTGTTGGCTTTACATCTTTCTTACTCGCAAAGATATCCACATCACTCTCGTATCCTTTCGGCTCTCCAGTTATCGGGTTGATGTTATTGAAATAGTACTGCCTGCGCGTTTCATCGAATTCTATCTTACTATACACCCCCTTCTTCGCGCCAACAATCTCCTTCTGCTTCTGCTTCAAGTTGTACAATTCCATCCATGGATCATCAGGATCATTGTGTGCATTCTGCCGGTATACGCTATACTGAGTATCCATCTTCATATCCCAGGCCGCTCCACCCAAAACCAAATGCTGCGTAACGACTTTATAACTCCCGTCTTTATTCCTCACTTCACCCTGAGACTTTGGGTGAGTGATGATGTTCCATGAAGAATTCGTAAGCAGAGCGGCTTCCTTTATATTCATAAAAGCATCCACATAAAGCTCATCATCGCGCATCCCTGCAGTACGTGGTAACTTCACAGCATTCCATGGATCCCACATAAATCCATCAACTCCAAACTTCTCGTACATGAACATCGATTCATCCATCAACGCATTGAACCTCCTGTCCTTTGGATGAATTACAAAAAAGTGAGCAGTAATGAAATCAAGAGCATCCATCAACTCATCAATAGTCATTGCCGGCACTTTATTCCTTTTCGCGTAGTCAGCACTCCATGTTTTACCAGTAAGTGTCCACGCAAGGTTGTAGTAAAACCGGTTGGACTTGATAGTTACCTTTCCATCAGTAACCACCGTATCCATATCCTCCGGCTTGTAAAGACAGAACTTCCATCCGCTGCGGAGAGCCTTCACAACCATCATGTAATCAGTAAACACACCTTTACCAGCATTCGCCCAGCCATACCATCCACTCACGAATCCACGCATCCATTTGAAGTACTTATCCAACTCAGAGATACCGGAAGACTCCCCAGGCTGCACGATCTCTCCATGCTGATCGATGGCTGCGCTTACATCCAGCGGAATGTAAGAGCTTGTGAGGTCAGTGATGATCTTAGGTGGTTCGGGTTTGATTATTTTACTACTTGCCATCACTTTATGAGTTTATGCTGTACGTGATCATTCTGGCAGTCATACGCCCTGAACAAAGTTTCTCCACGGTACCCCTTTTCAAGATCCAGTACTACGGTTTGAATCCTGGCAAATTGGAATGTCTTCCGAGGAAGTGCTGTGATCGACCGCATCCCATATCTCATCAAAGAACGTAAACGAACATCCGAATCTGATATAGTAAACCATGGCATTAAAGCAATCACCCTATCGCATCGGTTCAAACAATCAGTAAGAAACCAATACCCCATACGCATACCAGCCTTATGAATTTCCTGCGGGGCATTATCCAACAGACAAAATTTATGTGAGAATGGGGGATTCATTACAATGGCATCAAAACGAATCGATTTATCCAACAGGAAATAATCATCTGGAGCAGTAACCTGATATCCGGCCTTCACTAATTCATTTTTAATATTTCCTATCCCAGGAGTAGGCTCAAGCACGGTACCCACCCCTTCAGGAAGAAGAGATACCATATATTTCGCCACTTCAACTGGAGTCTGAAAATCTGATTTAAAAGATTCAGCGGTACCCTCCACCGGTTTATACATTTCGTTATTCATTTCTTTATCCAGCTATTTACTTCCTTAATTCCTTCTTCCAAATCTTCCAGTAACACAAAGCAGTCCTTCTGATCATCGTATGCTGCAGCCAGTGCATTACCAGCCAGTATTCCAACCTGGCGCTTGATGGCCATCTCCACCATTGTCCGGGCGTGAAATTCAATATTAGCAGCTGAACTCACTTTTGATGTTAGTTCCGCTATATAAGCCGCGCCACCGATTGTTTCTATATCACCCGATCTACGCAGAGCGCTTACTACTGTGCGCATATCTATCGGATATTCTGCTATGGCCATGGTGTTAATAGCGCTGTAAATCAATCTGTGTGCCTCCACATAGAAATGCTCTGCCCGGAGGAAACTGATCACCTTTCCCATGGCAGCATTTTCCAACATCAATGCACCAAGAACAGCCTCTTCCATATCCACAGCCTGCGCAGGTAGCTTTCCAAGGGCAACATCAAATCCAATCTTAGCGCTGCTAATTAGCAGTTCCACTATTTGAATCAACTCAGTTTCCTCCCCGATGAAAATCTTCTGAGACTCATTCAGATCACTCCTGCGGCTTAATTCATCGATGCGTCCTTTCTTCTTCTTGACGATGAATTTAGCCTTGGCAATAGCCTTATCAATTTTTGATGATGTTGCCATTTAATCTAACTGATTAAGTAAGTTCTGAAATCCACGACCGTCTTTAATCGTCTTTCCTGTGTACCATCCTGAGTAAGCAAAGAACGTAACTGGCTCACCTTTGAAAATGAATTTTATTTTAACATCATCTTCATAACTGATAGAGTAACCCATCTTCCTCAAAACATTTTTAGCGAATTCTTTTCTCACTGGAGTAAGCTCCGCTTCGCGCACTTTATCTAATCTCGGCATATCAATTCAAATTAGGGTTATCCGCATGACCAAGCCCAACAGAATTCAATCCCTTCATTTTAGCCTTGGTGTATTCAATAAAATCATCGTAAAGGGTTATCGAATCAATTCGAAGCTGCACACCCATCGGTTTTTTAAACCAACTGGATACTTCATAGCTGATGTATATAATTCTATCTCCCAATTTATATTGCGAATAATGCGTAGCTTCTTCACAAAAATCCTTTACATGCTTATTCTTCAAAAGAATCCGCTCAGTGTGATTAGCTGGCTTGTGATTTCTTTTGACTGTATCGAATAGATGTGCGGCTACTTTATCAATTTTAAAATCGTCTCTGCTGAATTTTATCATTACCAAATATTTTTTAATACCTCGTACCCATTATCTGTTTTCTTAATCTGCTTCAGACCGATGAAGATGTTCTGAATACCCTTCGTCTTATCCCACACCAGCCGCTCTGTTTTAAAGCAGTCCAGAAGGAACTTTAACTTTTCAAGGTCTGTACCCGGAGCAAGCCTTTCAACGTCCTGTGCCCAACTGTGCACCTCTTCACCGCTGCGTTTAAAGTCCAGCAGGTCATTCACATTAGCCACTACCTCAGCTACATCAAATACCCGCTTCTTTTCGTAGATTGTTAATGTAGTCTCTTGCGCTGGCTGGCTTTTTTGAAGCTTGTTGTTTTCCATTCTTAATTTCGATTATTAATGATCTGTATTTGGAATCTATTGTTGCTAAGTCTTTACCTGTAAACCATGTGTCCCCTTTCTTAACATAGTTCATAATGTACTGGAACATATCCGCAGAAGCTTTTGCGCCTGAATCCTTACCACCGGCAGACAACCAATTTTTAGTTTGTTGAATGATGGATTTAATTTTCTTACCATCCATAGCAGTAAATCCATATTCCGGGAATGATTCACACCAGATACGAACGAACTCAGGGTAGCTGCCGTCTGATTCAATTTTTGATTTCTTTTTTACCTCTTTCCCGAGCTTATATGCTTCCTCTGTCCATTCAAGCATAGCGCGATACATTTCATTTTCTGAGTTAGCTGGTATAATCCGACCATTCACCTTTTGATCAAACCACTCTTTGAATTTTTTATCCATTGGTAACTTGGTTAAATATTTCCTCCATCATTTCATTTATCTCTTCTGAAGAAGCCACATCTACAAAGTAGATAGAATTGTACACAAACCGCCTGCTTCTTGTATTTGGGTGAAATCCTTCATACCCCTTCAGTTCATAGAAAACATACGGAGGATCATTTTGGACAACTGTCACCTGACACACTTCATTAAGCTTAGGGCCGCGGCCAATTGCCCATCCCGTTACAGTTCCAATCGTCTTAGTGTGATCCTTTATACAAACTACTTCTTTCATATACTAAAGAATAACAATTGCTTACTGGTTTAGATCCTGTTTTCTGTTAGAGAAAGGCAGATTTATCCCATCTGTCTTCCTCACTTGCTTGACTGGATGAGTCCCGTCCCGAAAGTCCCAACATGAGCACCGTGTCTGTTGGTCTGGAGAAATACTCTTGGGGAATCGGCCCCCGTGGTAACATGCTTCTCTCCTTAAGGCTACAATGTCTGATATGTTACACCCCGTGGTTCAGACTTCATTCAATTTTACACCCCACCGAATTACAACGTCAGCGTAAAAAGAGAAACCCCTGAGAGAAAAGAGGTGCATTCTTTTCTAACAAGGGTTCTTGATACCTTTCGTTATCGGAATCAAAATTAATTGACTGCACCCCGATTTCCAAATGTAAAAGCATTCTATTCGTTTATCCAAACCAAAACCACCGTATGTGGATTGATTGTGGATAACTTTATTTTTAAAGCATACTTATCCACATTTTAAAATTCAATTGTGGATAACTTTATGCTTTGTAGATGTTCCACGGGAAACATTTTACACCACCTCAATCAATTTCTTCTGCTCTTCCGTCAAAATACCTACTCCCTGCTTGCCGGTGAAAGGAAAGGGCTTTATCCGCTGGATATTGGTGAATTCAAGGCACCACAATTGCTTAAACTCATCCTTCCCTACAGACTCATCAACAAAGGTTACAACACCGTCTTTATTCGGATCAAACTTCCTCACATTAAAAAGCTGACCAATGGCTATAGGTTGTCCATCAGGAAGTTCTTTCTCATCTCTCAGTACATGGAACAGGTAGGAAGCGTGCTGCCCTGAGATAGCCTTTATTTCGCTCGCAGTGTATCCGCGCTTCGTGGAGTAGATCATATACATCCCAACAGGAAAGCTTGGCTTATGCCCATCCTTTACCCATCTGGATTCAATCTTTCCATAGAGCATAGCGGAGGCATACGGCTGGCATAATCCGATAGTGCGGATCTTGTAGCCTTCATCGATCATTTGTTGGTTGGTCATGTTAAAGCCCCCTTTCTTTCAGGTATTCTTCAACAGACATCCCAGGGATGTATTCCACATCAGTTCGGTAACCTTTGGTTGCCTCTATTGCTTTAATGATCTCTCTTTTAAGATCAATCTTTTCCACCATAGCACCAACGCTTTTTGAATACTCCATGTACTTCTTAATTCTTTGTATCCTGGATTCGATCTCATCAGGAGTAGGGTCAACAATTGGAAGAACACCTTCCCTTCCATAATAATAAACAGCAGCGAACAAATCTTTCAATTCCTCCACAATACGACAAGCATTATCAAATTCCTGACCCGGCTGCACTTCTTCCAAAGTAAACCGTAAGGCTTTCGCACAGCGCTGAGATACCTCATCGCATTCCTCCATTATTTTAACGAGGATCATTTCTTTTTTATTCATTGGGTAAATAGTTTGTTGGGTTATAAAATTAAGCTCATTGCTTCTTCCTGGCGGGTCATTTTACTTGATTTTCTGTTAATCCGCTCTGTTAGGCGTTAGTTATTTTTTCAATTTCATTGAATAATGGATTGCCTTGTACAATATCATGACGATAAAGAATCTTACGAATCTCCTTTAGCTTCCCCTTTAGGGATTCTATTTCGGCTTGCAAAGAGTTTCTTTCTTCCTTTCCTGACAAAGATAGATTGGAAACAAATAGATCAAGATCAGCATGCATTGAATTACGAAGTTCTTCCCATGTTTTTCTACCTTTTTGAAATCTTTCATCAGGGTATGCGCCAATGTATCGCTCTATTAGTTCTTCCTTATTCATAGTCTATTCTTTTACCAGTCTTGCTGTTTTGATATTCTCCTGTGACTTATAGACGTACATCTCCATTTCAGAAGGTGAACGTTCCTTAACTTCTATTCTATACCCTTCGAGAGGATAGAAAATATTACTCTCTGGATGTATAAGGCCATTATCACAGCATGGCATAAAATGCATAGCTCCGCTTGTGTGGCATAGACAGTCGCATTTCTTAGTAAGCAAATCTCTCACCTGCTCCTGATCAGATGCTACTATTGCTGATTCGCTTGAGCTTTCAAATAATTCAATATCTTCATGGCACTTGCAATAGTAATCAGTTGATTTAGATCCATCACAAGGATATGAAGGGCTGAATTTCATTTTACAATGATCTCTTATCTCTGGATTCTCAGCTTCGAATAATAGGAACTTCCCGTCTTTTAATGTTGCGTAGGTCATGGCTTTTTTACTATTAATCTTTCGATTTCATAATCACCAACAATTACACCATCACACCATCTTTCACCATTATCAGGATCAATAGCAAAATATCTCCACTGCCATCCTTTTTCGGTTAATCGCTCAAATCCAACATGTGTTCCTTTATCCCAAATCTCTATTAAAATAATTTCATCATCTGTTTTCATATTCTCTGTGGTTACTGTACTAATGTTTTATCTGTTTTGTACTTGTAAAAATCGAATCCTGAGCCATCTAAGTAGGGTTCAACATCAAGCAGTATTGCAAGCACACCAGCCGCTTTTTCATGCTTAGATTTATCTTGGCAACATGAGCACCCTTCTGAGCTAATATAGTCTGCAAGGGCTTTTCTGATTTCGTATTTCAATTGCTCTGTGCTTCTCATATTACTATTACTATGTTTGATGGATCGGTGATTGATTCTTTAGTGACCCCAATAAAGGATGATTGTCCATAATCATCACAATGAGGACGGCATGCCGTAGAGAATGGGATTCCTCCTTTCCTTATACCAATTTCAGCGTTCTCAGCCGCCTTTTCCAGTGTAAGCCTTCCTGTTTCTTCACAGGCACGTCTGCATACTTCTGGCCAGTAAGTACTTTCACGCTTATTAGGAACATAAGCAGACAATTGATCCCATGTTGGCCATCCATTTTCCTTAGCTACCTGATCCTTTATTTCTTCTAAGCTCATTGTATTTCGTCTATTAGTGATAGAATGGATTTTTTGTCTACTGATGCATCAAACCAACTTCCAGAGTTTCCTGTTTTGTGTGTATTAGCCCGTTCAGCGCATTGCTTTATGGTGTCGATGCGGGCCTTCCTTAACGCATCTTTAATCGAATGATACAATGAGCCATTAATTGACCCTGTTTTAGCTATGTGTTCAAAATTTCCCTTATCAACAATTATCTTTTTAATTATTTCTTCGTTGCTCATATAATTCAATGTTTTAAATTTTCAATTCAAAAGAAAATAGGAATGAGCGAGTACATTTTTTAATTTTTACGACTCTCCAATTCCTTCATAACTCTTTCAACTTCTGCTTGATGCCGAAGCATTTCATTTTCATCGAAGAAGAGAATAACATTCTCAATACCGTGCACCAACTTCTGATCAGTGATCCTAACCATCCACAGAACTTCAAGGCAGTACATCACTTCAATATCATCCTGCTTCAACGATCCGTACTCTGATCTTATCACCGGTTGTCCTTTGTTATTATCAATAGCCTGTGACATCTGGAAGATCATCTTCTCATCCGGAAGGAATAAAACTTGCGGCTTGAACCCAAACACCTCTCTGAATTTCTTATTAGTAAACTTTTCCATTAAGAATTTGCATTTTGATTGATGCCAAAGTGAGCAAGCAATTTCTTAGCAGTAGGGGTAATCGTTTTCTTCTTTGCTGCAAGGATCTTGAAGATAGGATCTTCACTATAACCACACTTCGGATCAATCTCATGCTGATCACGAACGAACTTGCGCACGCCTCCGTAGTTTGTAAAAGCATCGATCAAATCCAATATCATTTCCTTGGTTAGCTTATTGCTTAACGTAAAAGGAATATTATCACACACTTGATCCATCTCAGTAATTTGCCCTTGGCTCACTGTAGCTCCTTCCCTGGCAAAGTCTTTCTGAAATTCGTAGTAATCAAGCCCTGCCATTTTCACAAATACAGAATACTTCTTGAACTTCTTCTTGATCTTCTTTAAAACTGTCTCTCTTGTCATATTAAATTAAATTAAAATTGCTACTACCAATACAATAATCACCACAGCAACCAACCATCCTACAGCGATTGCTTCCAATAATCCGAGAGCCGGGCGAGGTGATTCAATACCCTGAGCTTCGTACTTTAAATCCTTAAGCTTTGTCATTAGTCTATAAAGTCAAATCTTTTAATAGGCGTTCTGTTACTCTTAATTACATTTACTGAAATGATCTCATTCCCATAACGTAACCCTACATTATGGCCCCATTCTTGAGTAAACTCAAGCCATACATTAGGATTCAAAACAACATTTTTAGGGACTTCTATGAAATGTCCAATGAAGTGATGAAGCCCACTTCTTAAATCACCAAGAGTTAATCTATCACCCTCGTACTCATATTCTCCTTTAGATGGAATCATTACTGGTTTCATAATCTTTTTACCAAGTTCTTGTAATAGTTAAATCAACACTCTTCGGATGAGGATATGTATGCTTCCTATCGCACCCTTCAAACAATGGACACTTGCCGCAGCGGATGAAGTCTGGCCTGGCAACAAACCCAATCTCCTTATCTACTTCCAATTCTTTAGCCAAAGCATTTGCTTGGCGAATATGTCTGGCCGTCATTTCCTCAGTAATCGGAACAAACATGAATTTTATTTCAGTTGGCTCAAATCCTCCACCGCGATAGTTCGGTATCTCATTATTGGAATTACCAACTACCAGAAAATAAAATGGAAGCTCCGAAACAAAATTGTACTGCATAGCCTGAGTGCCGTGGTATTCTTTCTGAATATCGCTCCACATCCATCCATGCTTCTCCCAACGGTTATGTAGCAATCCGGAATACTTAATATCGATCACGATCATATCACCTACCTTCCACTCAGTTCCATCCTCAAAAGTGATGGATTTTGTTACCCGGCAGATAAGATCCAGCGTCCCTTCAAATCTCCCCTTGGTAAGCCTCTTTCCGATATGCACGAATTCTAATCCAAGATCGATCTGAAGATAGTTTCTAACCACTCCAGCATTCCAATGAGCACGCTGGTAATGAGTAGTCATATCCGATATCTTCCGGTCTGCTGGAGACTTCTTCTGCCCCGTAACCGTATACTCTGCCAATGGGATCTTTCCGTTCTTTGGAAGAGCTCCTGTAAGCACATACTCAAAGTAGCTGCCCAATGCCATGTCATGGCTATATCGATCCAGAAGTTTGCCATCAGCGTACTGATGCTTAATCAGAAGGCCGCATTCATCTCCGTTCTTATAATCTCGGAATGACTTAATAAAGCTTTGTGAAATCTTTTGCATTATCCATTAATTAAGCGGCAACCTGAACGTGTGAAAGTATTTATTGTAAATCCCCAACTTGACTGTAGCTACATTGTAAGGCATAAAGTCAAACAAACAGCTGGCACCGTTGGCGTGCCTTGCGTAGAATATGGTTTTAGTTTTTGACATCTGACTTCGCTAAGAATTTTAAAATAGCTTCTTCTTGTTCTGGTGAGATGAAAGAAAATTTCTTAAAATCTTCCAACGTTTTCTCTCCTCTCTGGATCGCCCTGGCGATATTAGTCACCTGCTCATTTCTTAGCTTCGGACGGGTATCTATGACAGCTTCATCTTCTTGCGATGAAGATTTATGAGCACGACCATCATCATCCATTCCCTTTGCAGTCAATCCGAGAGCGGCCATCAATGTGTAACGCTCCAGGTAAGTGATCGATGAGCCAAGAGCCTGTATTGCGTTCTTGCCACCGGAAGTATCTGCCTCCGCGATCAGCGGCACTCTTTTAGAGTGGCCACCTACGTGAGTAATCACAGCAGTGATCTTCACCTTTCCATCCAGCTGCTCAATCTCCCAATCTTTGGTAAGTCCGTTGTTAGCAAGCGCTTCTTTAGTGGCTGTGTCCACATCAGATATGTCTGCACTATTGTACGAGACATGATCCCCACTTTTCGTATTGTACGAATTTTGATTTCCCTTGTAAAGAACAGGGCAAGATTTTTGAAACTCAGCGAATGCTACCGTGAATTCCTTCTTAGCGATCTCCTTCTGCCAGCGATCATTCAAATCCATGAACCGCTCTATCATAGAAGGATCAAGCTTATTATTGATGGCTGCAATCAACATCTGCGCAGGGTTGTATTCTGCCAATGCATTCTGAGTTGAGTAATCCTGAATCTGCTCTTTAGGCAAAACTTTAATGGCTGAAGAGGGTTGGCGTTCTTTCTTCTTGGGCGATGGTTGTTTTTTGGTAGTCATTATTCTGGTTTTTATTATAAACTTGATTGTTACGTTCCAACTCTTCCAAAAGGATACTTAAAACCCTTTCCTGCGATCTTCTATTTGCCGGACAATTGAGAATTTCAACAATCGGCTTTCTGTTGCTTATTCTCCATTTCTTAAAAGCACCCCAGTACGAATCAATAATTACCGTCTGGTCAGACATGAGGAATAAAAACTTATTTTCCTTTTCTACTAAGCTTCGTTGTTCGATGAATGGCATTGCTCTGGGGTTATGTAAAAATCAATTCCTTCAAGGTGAACAGAAGATTTGGATGGAAGATGCATCTCTGATTTAACTTTAAGAAGTGCAAATACCAAAGGCTCTCCCCAAATCACTGGATCTAAATTTGGATTGTATTTTTTCTCATTAAAAAAATCATCCGCAATCTGATTGAACTTCTCTACGTATGGTGTATTCATAATTACTGTTCTTTATAAGCGCTCACAACTTCATACGACTTCACATTGCAGACATTCAATTTATAGAAGCCTTTAATGCATCCACCTTCCAACCAACTCCATCTAACTTCCCATTCACCATCACCATCTTTGATGATATCAGCCAAATACTGAATAGTCTCTTTCTTACCGTCATTGTAAATAATTTCAATGAACACATAATCTTTCTTTTCTTGTCTACCCCATTCACGGCAGGAAGAGAATAAACAGATAGCGATTATCAACAGGATGATTTTCATATTTCGGTGTGTTTTATTGGTGACACATAGGTCGCTATTTACTTTTTAAAAAACAAATAGATTTCGCTAATTATTTTTTAAACACAAATAGGTGCAATAAAAAAGCCCTCCTGAATTAACAGAAAGGGCTCCACGCTACTCCTTGGCAAGAGAGCTATTCTTTCCTTTTAATCGTAAACACAGACTGACTATCCAGCTTCACTAATTTGTTCGGAGAAAACGTCTGCTGAAACCATTCCTTCTTACCATACCTCCACTTCTTAAAAATGAAGTGATGCTTTCTCTCCCACTCCATGATCGTGTACACCGGAACATTCACATGAAACACTGGCGTATCCAAAACGATAGCACTGATATTATTGTACTGATCTTTCAACTCCCACTTAAAGAACTTCGGAGCCTTACTAATCGTATCGATATTCACAGGCACGATAGGAATACCTTCTCCCTCCATGGTGAAATCAAAAGAGTGAGCGCTGCCCAATTGCTTGTACTTCTTATCCAGTCGATCAAACTTCTTTATCCATGATAATTCCTGAGTGTTGATCAGCGCCTTCAGGTTATCCTCAGAAAGCTCCTGTGTCTCCGTGACGGCCACCAATTCGTTTGCTCGGCTAATGTAGTAGTCGGTCACTTTCTTATTACTGGTGGCAAATGTGAGCGCCTGATCACGCTCAGTTTCAGCATATTCTTTTTCCTCCTTCAAGCGCTCTGCACGATAAGTCTGGAAGATGGCATACAAAAGAAGAAGAATCGCCAGTATAATAGCGATTCTTTTAGGAGTAAGTGCCTTGAAAATAGTGAGAAACCACATATCAGATTCCGGTTATAACGAACGTATCAGCCCCGGATGCCGCCTGAAAGTACAACTCCCCATTCTTACAGGTAATCATTCTCTTGGCTCCTACTGGGTTTCCGTAAGAGTTGGCACCGATAGATCCCACTCCGAATTTGATAGTTCCAGAAACCACTTCTACTGTGTAGGTAATAATCTTCTCACCCCTCTCAGCCGCCAGCGCATCAGTGATCAAAACAGGGGTAGCTGAGGTGCTGCCAGCAGGGACTAAATCACCATTACGAACGGAAACAAAGAAATACGGTTCTGCTCCAAATGAATTAAGTGACAGAACTCCAATTAAAAAGATGAACAATAATTTTTTCATGATGTTTTATTTTTGATTTAGATCCCAAGATGCATGTTCTTTCGGAACGAAAAAATAGGTATTGGCTGGAGTCATTTCATCCTTAAACCTATCTACTTCAAAATGCCAAGGTTCAGATTTTATTGATCTGACCATCCCATACTTCCATGCGTTGTCACGCAACCACTTGTAACTTCGAAGCATCCCTATCTTTTTACCCTTATTATCCAGCTTAGTTACATTCCAGTCAAACGCAGTCCCTTTTTGATGCTTAGAGTACCCAGGCTTGCCCGTCTCAGGACTGAATAAGGAAGGAGATCCGTGCATAACTATATCAGTTACCCACACCTTATACCCATCAATATCTTCCTCCTTCATTTTAATCATTGCCGGGGTAATGATTAAATTTTTCCACCTGGAGGCTATCTGTTTCTCAATAATTCTTATGCCCACAGCTAACGTAAGCGTCACTCCAACTTTCGCTGCGTCAATCTTCATTTTAGCGACAACGGGAGCCCACTTTACAGGAACTATACACCCATCTATTATTATCACATCTGTTGCGCCAATAGGCTCTCCATTCTCGTAAAGAATGTATTGCCCTTTTTCGTTCGTAACCAAACTCATTTCTTTAAAATTGAGATGATGTATTCAAAAAATGAAACCGCCAGCTTATCCACATTCAACTTGTAAAGTATGAAATAAGATAACTTCTCCCCCACCAGCGTCATTATCCCAATCACAAGGGGCACATACGTATGCTCTACTGTTGCCAGGATCAAATCTCCAGATAGGTAAGCCAACCCGATTCCGATAACGAAAGACCCGATTATATTGAAAGCGCTCATTTTTGCTTTTTGAGATGCTATTGCAAGTTTGATGCTAACTCCGACCATTGCTGGGATTATTATTTTGAAGAAAAATGATTTCGTCTCATTGTCAATTCTTTCGAACATTTCTTTCTCGTTTAAAACAAATATAAGCGAAATATAATGCAATCGAAACCACTACAATGTCACTCCACAGATACCCATTTATTTTGAATATTATCTTATCAATACAACTCGCCAAGCATACCATCAAAAGAAAGCAGAATATCACTTTTTCAAATCCTTCACTCTTCTTGTAAATCGAGTAAAATAATATACAAAAAATGGCCTCATACAGCTTGCATCTGATCATGTAAGAGTCCACAAACTGATAGGGATCACTCGTATCGTAAATTTTTGATATTACAATAGAGTTGAGTAAGTACACCAGAAGACAGATTATAGCAACTAATGTTTTCAATCTTTCTTAGGTGGTGGAGGTGGAGGCGTTGGATCTGGATTCACCGTATCAAGATCTGAGATCGGTTTCTTTAGCTTTTTTTTCTTTGACATATTCACTTTAATTTAAGATTGAAAATCTAATATACCATGCGTCTGGGTTTCTATGATCTGCCTTACTCCATTTGAGTCTACACCGATTATTTCAATCCAGTACCACACATTTGTTGGCGATCCGGCATCTACACCAAAATCAGTTCCCCTTATAAATTTTGTAGGATTTGCATCCACTCCCCGGATCTTTGTTTTAACATAAGTACGCTGAGTTAAAGCCGTTGCCTGAGTGCTGCTTTGTGAAGTGTAAAGCCGATACTCAGTAGCACCCTCGGGTGCTCCCGTAGGCGATCTAAATACGTATACAGGGGCATTAATCGACTTATCAGAAGTATTCCAAGTTTCCTTCGAATCAAGAACCCCACCTGGATTAAAAAGAGCCGTTACACCAGGGAAAAGACTCCCTACAGCACCATGCTTTGTTTCCCAGAAATTCATAAGTTGAGTAGATACTCCAGCATCTCGTATTCCAGTCCTAATAGCACCTTTGTAGTTCATCACATTTGCATTATGCGCATTGCTTCCGAATGCAAATTCATTTATTGTATTGGTGCCAATATTCACAGCTTCTCCCCACGCGTCTCCATTAATATACAACTGAGCTGTACCGTCAGCCAATCTATGAATTTCTACAAATATTAATTGATAGGCATATTGAGTCCAAAATCTACCACCTGTTGACAGTGTGACTACCGTAGGAGTTGCACCGATCTGCGTACTGTTTCCGGTTGCTTCGTCCCTGTCTCGCAACATAGGACCATTGGTAACAAAAAAGATATATTCATTATCAAGACCGGCCATTAATCGGATCATGAAATAAAAAGATACATCACCAGTATAACCTAAAGAGCCACCCTGTGTCTCATATTTTTTGGGTGTGGCGTTTCTGATATGAATGAAGCCGCCATTTTCCGAATGATATACGGGATACGGCTGCGTATCGCCATAGTCGTTATCATTCTGCTTTTCCACACCCGCGCCTACTGTAGTTCCGATCCAATCAAGATTTAAAACTGAGTTTTTTTGCTCTTTGATTGTCAAAACCGGTTGATTATTCCCTGATGGTATTGTCATTGCATCATCTTGGAACGATTGATCCGCAGACCAGTATCGATGAGTGATTGTAAGAGGATCTAAGACATTTACACCAACTCCCCACCAATTGTAAAAAATTGACTTATTAAGTTGTGCGCTTGAATAGTAATTGATAAATAATAGCAATATGATTACCCTGCTTTTCATTAGTATCCTATACTTGTCATTACACCGTAAGTCAATTCAGCCTTACGATACTGAAATAAATAATTATCATGCTCATCATCAGCTAAAGGTGTAACGGTAGGAGGGTATGCTGTTCTTATCCCCAAAGATAAATCTTTCTTCCTGGCTGGATTACCGTCAGCTATAACTGATGCCGCTGGATCAATAACGTATGTGTTTGAATGCGAACCAGCGTAAGTGACATACCCATTGTTAATTGTAGTCTCGTTAGCCGTCAGATTGTAATAGATTTTTGATATTACAAGAGGGCACGTAGCAAGTAGTGAATGTGATGCTCGTAACGATGTAACGAATGTGTCAAATGCTGCCGCATGGCCAGCCGTTGCCGTGTTGTCTGTGGCTGCTGTCTCTCCCTCCTGCCATTCAATGACTACTTTAATTGTCTTCGTTGGGTATGTTGCTTGTAAATTATTTAATGCTGGAATCCAGAATCCAGCGCTGGCAAGTGGGTAGAGTGCTGTAGTGCCAACTGAAGAAGGTGCCCAATCTGAATAGCCTGCCACTGGTAATACTGCACTTCCGTCAAATGCGCAGTCTATCGTGAAGGTTGGAAATCCTGCCGCAGACATAAATTTCCGCATGACTCCCTGCGCTCCGTATGTGTTCCCTGGTGCTTGAGCGTTGGGTGGAAGATTTACACCTGCTATTGACTTATTCCAAAATCCATTGTTCGTAGAGTTGTACCCCTTATCCCACACGTATGATGATTGATACATTACTTGCGCGTCTGTTAACGCCAGCATACGTGCAATCTCTGCTTTACTATTAGTGTTGCTCTGACCTAATCGAAGAAACACGTAAAATGTAGAGCTAGATGTTAATAAGGCATCATAGTTTGGAACTTGATTTTCAAACAACGCTTGTACGCCAGACTCTAAGGAACTGATCGCGCTAACATGAGCTGATAGATTGAAGCCTACGGGTTGATAAACCATCCATGCAGAGGCATCACCGGCCCAAACAAGGTCAGCGCTTGTGTTGTTTCTTCTCGCTCCTAAGTATACCGGTTGGTTCGGTTTTGCTGCTCCAACTGCATTAGTGTATAATGTCCTGCTACTTCCTTTAGATAGTGCTATCTGTGTCGAATTTGGTCTATCTACTGAATACCAATTACCACGCGCGAACCTTCCTTCTCCAGTATTAGATGATAGAGCACTGTTATTCATCCGACCGACAATAGCAGATCCGGTATTAGCTAAGTAAACCTGATTTGCAGCTGTAGTTTCCGTTACTCCCATCAATGCCTTCTGAGCGGAAACATAGCGATCTTCCTTTACCCATGCACCCATACCGCAGTTATCAATAATAAAATCAGTATTTGTTGACGGTACGAACTGAAGGTTGATGTAATTATTAGCTATACCTGAAAATCTGTAACCGTAATAAGATTGCCAATATGCAAGATTTTCGACTGGAGTAGCTACACCTTTGAATGAAGTAAGGCTGTTCGGTTTAGTATCTAAACCAAGATAGCCGAAATCTATTATCAGATTCCAGTTTCCAGCCGCCACCTCTGCGTTTACAAAATCATTTATCAGTATTTTTAAGTTCAATGGCAAAGGCGTGTTCATCCGAGCGAACACCGCGTTAGATTCAGCGGAAGGGCTAAACGAATTTGATTCTAACCCCCACCAATTCAAGACGCCTACTTTATTAGGCTGCGCTGTTGTAATTAATGATGCTGAAAGTAATAAGTATAGAATTATCCTTTTCATTGGTTGAAAGTTATGTTTCCGATTTTAGCGGTTATAAATGAACTCGCTGCCCCCTGTCCTGTTATTTTTAAAATGTTAGTCGTTGTAAAATCAACCGAAGAAACGTCTACCACTTTTGTAATTAAAGTACCTTCTGTCACGTACACAATGGAACATCTCATAACAGATGATGATGATCTTACCAATGTGCCAGTTACTCGCCATCCTCCCTCAGTTGATACTGATGAACCTGATCCTGGATCAAATATTTTAGTCCCCGCAAAATACACGGCCACTTTATTACCTACCGATAAAGCATTTGACGATGTAGTTACGAAGCTACCAGAAAATACAACTTCTAACTTATTACCGTTAGCGGTTAATGTATTTGATGCTATGGTATGACTATACAAATCTGTTTCAGTTGTAGATGTATTTGACACGTCTGTGTAATCGTCAAACAAAGAATATACCATTGGATTTGCCCACGTTACTGCTCCTGATACAACTCTTATAGTCTGATTAGTACTACCTATTGGCAATCTTGCATAAGCCCCGGACTGGCGAACCATTATATCACCATTCGCGTCAGATCCAAAGTTAATCAATGGTGATGTTAACGTTTTGTTTGTGAATGTCTCTGTACCTGATTGAGTAGCCATAGTTACTATCCCATTAGGAATGGTCAATGCGGTGTTATTTGCAATTGTTATGGATAATGGAAATGCCCCGATTGTTGTCAAATTACCTCCTAAGGTTATCGTCTTAGAAGCATTATTTACACCAGTTCCTCCGTTAGCAGGAGATGTAATGCCGACCAAAGCAGATGCTTGTAAATTTGTAATGTTTAAAGCATTCCCGCTAATCGGGGTATTTAACGCAACATTTGTAAGGGATGCGCCATTCGCCATAGCAACACTGCTCCCATTCCCTGATATGTCGTACTCCCCATACACGCCTGAGTTGTTACGTGCTATACGGCCATTTGTACCTGATGATATTACGGTGGTTCCTACGTTTATAGCTAAAGAGGATGCGCCTAGAGCACCCATTCCTTCCCAAATGTTACTACCTTTATGACGGAAGTACGCTCCTGTATATTGCACCTGGATAGTATTTGCAGGAGCTTCAAGAGTTCCGGTTGCAGTTACCGTAATACTACCTGTTCCCATTTTCTTTAAAATAACATTGAAGAGAACGGGCAATCCATTTGGTAATGTTACTGTTATGGGCGAAGAATTAGTAAACTCAATTGTGGAGGCGTGATCAGTGCTCTGTACTGTGTAAGTAGTACCAGCCTGTACAGTAGTGCCATTATCAATAATGAAAGCGCCGGGAGATCCTGTTGTATTAACACTCAATGCAGCGGCTACTCCTGCTCCAAAACCAGATATACCAGTTAGTAAAGGTAATCCTGTAGCATTGGCAAGATTAAATGATGTCGGTGTAGCTCCATCAAACAAAGCAGCACCAGTTCCAAGTTCGTCTGGCAATACACCTCTTAATTGTGCCGATGTAGTAGATGCAAATTGAGAAAGAGGACTCGCTACCTTACCAAGAAGTGCCTCAAATGTAGGGGACACATCAATCACCGGGTTAGCGCCTCCTGTCGATGTAACCCGATTCAAAGCACCTGAAACACTCGATACCCCTGATGTGACATTTGACCAACTCAAATTTGTTCCATCAGTGGTTAAATATTTACCTGACTGCCCAACCTGGGTAGGGAATCCAAGTATTTTACTTAAAGAAAGACCAGTGAGCCATGATGGATCTGAATAGAAAGCAAACACATTCGGAGAACTCAAAAATACAGACTGATACATATCAGCAATTCTTCCGCGAGTATTGGCACCTGGTGCCGTTTCATTTCTGATCACATTCACCTGGGTAGTGAGATCAGTTACGTTTTTAGCGGTCTGTCCAAAAACAGGAAAGGCTGTCACTAAGACAGCCAAAATAATCCCGACAATTACATCTATTCTCTTCATTTTACTGGAGTTGGTTTATCTAAAGTTCCATTTGCTGTGTCTGCTATCGTAGTCTTATAATCGATTGCTTCCTTGAGCAGTCTATTCTGAACGCTCTTAACAAGCTTCCTTAGTATAAAATCCTGCCCAAAGTATCCTGTGGCAAAAAAACAAATAGCAATAAAAACATCCCAGATTATACCCATAGGGACATCAAAAGTAAGTATCGTGTATGTTTTATTCTGAAACGTCTGCTCACCCACATCTACCAATCCACCGAATATCAAAAATGTAGCAACGATAGTCAGTATATTAACCGTAACTGCCTTCCAATCTCTCTTTAAGAAAGTGGCAAAACCCTCATATTCAAGATTTGCTTTCTTGGCAGTAATCTCCATATCTGAAGACTTCGAAATCAGCATTAAAAACATTCCAACAAGAGAAGCTGCGGATAGTTTTAAGTACAAAAGAAATAATTCCATAAAAATTTGGTTTAAAAGTTTCAAATCAAGGCGCTACATACTCCCAAATATAACCACGGTCAGTCTCAGAAAGCCTTACTGTGGTTTTATTTCCAGCAATAATAACCGGATTAATAAGCGAATTCACTTCGGACACCTTAACCACAAAGGTTAATCTTCCAAGCCTTGATGTATCCGCATCCTGCTTCGTTTCCGGCTGAAACCATATATTCTCCACATGCCGCCACATGATGAATCCTGGCGCAAACCCAAGAAACTTATATTTAGGATCTTCTAAAATATACCGGCATACCAATAACAACCGCTTCAATTTCGCCATCGACAATACATCCGCTCTCGTTAACTTGGTTGACCCAGTGGCCTTCGCATTAGCAAATCCTTCAATAATTATTCGGTACTCTGCATTCGTCTGCCCTTGGTGCTGCTGGCTATACTCTCCTCTCTCAAAGAAAATATTAAGTGTCGGCCCCTCTTCCGGCTGGTAAGGCGTAACGCGCTCTTTGTAAGTAACTGCATCAAAAATCTGTTCTGATGTAAGCACTTTTTGATTTGCCAATTCCTCAACAATAATCTCACCAATGCGATCAACAACAAGCTCAACAGCAGATGGCGGTATAATTTCATTTATCAAACTCATGCCGTTGGCTCTTTATCTTCCAAAATAATCACAATTAAAGCAATAGTTTCATCAGGGAATGACTGCTGAACCCTGTACTCCTTCACCACTCCAGTGCTATCTACAACACGAACGGTATCTCCTACCATATCAACTAACCCGGCAGCATTACGAACCGGATATCCTTGCAGTACTAATTCATCCTCGTTGATAGCGATATGCCCATTCTTAAAGTTAACAAACTTCTGATAGGACGCATCTACCGACAGGTGATGAACTGTGTGGATACCGATTCCAACGAATTGAATAGAAGCCTCTCTGGATATCAACGTGATAGCCCTGGTCCATCCCTGAACATCAGTGGTGAACCTTCTTATATCCCGCTGAGCTCTTTCAAACATATTCATAAAAGTATGGTAAAAAATAAGCCCTTGGGTTACCAGTCCAAGGGCCGTTTTAAATCCCAATTACCCACCTAAACCAAAATATACCTATGAAAGCATTTTAAACTTCTCATAAAGATCGGTCTTCGAAGCCTTCTTGTCGAAGGCAACTCCTGCTTTAGTAAGAGCAGCAACAATCTGACTCTTACTAACTCCTTCAATTCCATCCTCAGAATCAACCTCATCAGCCGGCTCTGCTTTCAACATTTCCGCTTTTTCAGCTTCTACTTTAGCAGCTTCTTGCGCAGCCAATTCCTCCTCCTTACTTTTCAAAGCAGACAGTTCAGCTTCTTTCAACTTCAACATTTCCGCTTTTTCAGCTTCAGTTAAATCAGGCTCGAAGTTCAACTCCTTCTCCTTCTTTTCCTTTGATAGGAGCTCTGTGTTGACAGCAAATTGATCACCCGGGATGGCCGATGGGTTTATCTTTTCAAAAGGAACTCCCTCTTCTTCAGCCTTTGCCTTTTGCTTGGCAATAATTTCTTCAGCTTCTTCGTCAGAAATTTCCTTAATAAATCCATCCTCGATCAATTTTTCAGCCTTGATCACCAAGTCTATTTCGCTTACTACCTCACCCATATCATGAGGAAATCTGCGCGTTCCCCCTATGGGGGCAAGTACTAAATATTTCATAATGGTAACTATTTAAGCTTTAAGCGACAGCCTTAATAGTGTAGATATTATCTTCACCCACCAACATCGGCATCCCTGCGGATTCAATGTGGAATTCGCGTGTCTTTCTCTTCTCATCAGTAAACTCATTCAGCAAGAACTTCGCTCTGATAGGGGCTTGTCCTGGCTCCAACAACTGAGGGCAAGCTGCGTAAACAGTTTTAGCCTGAATTCCGTTAGCCGGGAACAAAATGACCTTCTTAGGATCAATGTAAGGCGTTGATACACCACCAGCATTGTCATAGAATTCTGGATAAGTCCAAACCTCAATAGTGTATGGGCCAGCTGTAAGGAGACCATGATACACTCCACCCTGAGCATTTGTTCTTGGCGCTGCGATAGAATCAAGTGCCATGTTGAACAAATTCTGACGTGAAGTAAACACTGTGTTTGCATCAAAGTCAGCCTTCGCTGTTTCTCCGAAGATGGCAATAATTCTGTTTCCAGACATTTTACCATTCTGACGTAGCCATTTTCCACCCGCAGCTAATTGCGTGAAAACATTACTGTTGTTCGCGAAATATTGCCCCGCACCAAGATCAACCATTGATGTGGCTTTACGGAAGAAATTGATAAATCCAGCACCTTGAGTCATGGTAAGAATACCAGTATCCAAAAGTTGAGCTCTCTGCAGTTCAAGCCTGCGCTCAATTTTACCCTGCAATTGTGAGGCGTGATCAGCAGTATCATTGATCAGTCGGATCAATTGATTATCTGTAACCTCACTTGCCTGGAACGTGCGATCATACAACTGCATGTTTGTCTGATCAAAATATTCGCGGTAGTAAGGAGTAACAAGAATTTTCTCAGTGCTCTTCTCGAACTTGTTACGATTACCATCCGTACCACGGATCACATCTGTAGCGATCTTTTCAGTTACTCGTTGAGCGACTACTGATATCTCGTAAGAATCTGTAACGTCAGACGGTGCAGTCGGGAAAAATAACTCAAGAAAATTACTTGGTTTAACTCTGTCCTTCCAGACAGCAACCAGTTTTTTAGTGTAAAGTCCCCTTGCATCCGTGGTTGAAATATTTGCCATCGTTTTTCGTTTTTAGCTTTTAAAAATTTATTACTGGTTTGCGTATCCAGTTAAGTCAACACCGGCAACCAATTTGATACCGGCCAATTTCAACCAGTCTCTCATTTGACGTCCCGATACCACAGTGCTTAATGTCTCCGCACCGTTGAAAATCAACAATTCAGAAGCTACATCACCATCATCACAGATGAAGCAAGGAACAGTAGCACCGGCAGCTACAGTAAGTCCATCAATCAAAACCCCGATAGGGAATTGAGAACCATCTACAGCAGCAGCTACACAAGGGATGATATTACCAGAGGCAGAAATACGTCCCATTACCTGACCTTCAAGGTAAGTTACAGGAGCGCCACCGCTGTTGATAATGTTACAAGGTTGGCTGCGTCTATTCCACAAGAACACCTTTGAGGTGTCTGTGTTAATGATCATCTGCTGCCCGTTATTATAAACGATTGATTGACTCATGATTTTTTATTTAAAGGTCTTAAAATTACTTTTTCGCAAGTCCCAACCCGGCATCAAGCAAAGCTTCAATACCAGCTATTCTCTTTTCATCTGCTAATTGAGCAGCTGTTTTGGTTGTGTCAATAGTAGGAGTCTCACCAGCACCCGCAACAGGAGCAGCGTCAGCATTGAGCTTATCCAAATGCTCACGATTCATACCTTTTTTTACAAAAGCAGCCATTTCGTTCATGCCTATGGTTTTTCCACTATCAATACCCGCTTTTACAGCTACAGCATCAATATCAAGAAACTGATTCCATGCTTCGATTCGAGCTTTTTCAGCAGCAATTCCTTCAGCAGTGCCTTCATTCTTGATTTGCGCAGCTAATTCAGGATGAGCCGCTTTTAATTCCGCAAGTGTCATAATCTTGTTTATTTGAGGTTGTGATTTTTCAATTACTGGCTTTTCTGATTTATCAGCTACCTCTGCCGCTAATCTAAAACCTTCTACTGAAGACGCTTTAGAAAAAGCCTTAAAGTTCGCTTCCATTTCAGCTTGTTTTTCAGGAGTGATTTTTATGATCCTACTAACCAATCCTAATTTTTTAAGATCCTTTGCTGTTAACACCACTTCTAATCTCTTATCAGTAGCAAAGATGTCATTCAATGTGATGTTATTTTTCTTCATCGCAGGAAGAGCTTCAAGGGCTTCAACATCCACACGTGCACGAAATGCTTTTTCCAAATCCTTATTAGTATTGTTCATGATTGTCTCATAAACGCTACCTCTGAAATCAGAACGGCTCTCCATGTACTCTCCGTAAGAAGCTCTATGAAGTACAGCCTGTGTAGTGTCAATGCAGGTAACTCTCTCTTTTGGAAGGTAAGCCATCATAAAAAGACCCATTGAATGAGCCTGGGCACCGACTTCCAAGAAAGCATTTGCCTGCTGTGCTCTCTGAATTACAGACATTCCATAATCAGGAGAACCTCCACTGCAATTTGCATCAATGATCGGATCTACATCAGATTCTTCCTGAACCTCATCCATCTGCTGCATGAAATATTCAGCGCTGTACTGATAAATAGAACCGTATAATCTGATCTTCTTCGGCATTGTAGGAGCGAATATTACCCGTTTTGACCCAAGA